TAACGTTAAAACAACTATCAACTATGACGCACAAAACATGGAAGCATTTCCTGTTTGGTCATTGGATAAAGATGCATGGCGTGCATTTCGCTTAGATACTGTTGAGGGTTGGGAAGTATTATGAAAGAATTCTTATGGGTCGAAAAATATCGACCAAAAACAATAGAGGAATGCGTACTCCCTGCTGAGTTAAAAGATAATTTTAACCAGGTATTAAAACAAGGGGAACTACAAAATATGCTCTTAACGGGCACAGCTGGCACCGGAAAAACCACCGCAGCAAAAGCATTGTGTCATGAACTTGATCTCGATTACTTATTGATTAATGGATCTGAAGAATCGGGTATCGATACTCTACGAAATAAAATAAAACATTTTGCTTCAACTGTATCATTACAGGGTGGATACAAGGTGGTTATATTAGATGAAGCTGATTATCTAAATCCCCAGTCCACCCAACCTGCTTTACGTGGATTTATTGAAGAATTTTCTGCTAATTGTAGATTTATTCTTACATGCAATTTTAAAAATCGTATTATTGAACCATTACATTCTCGTTGTACAACAATCGAATTTAATATACCAAAAAAGGAAGCTGAAAGATTGGCTTCTGTTATGATGGCTCGTTTGATGCTTATTCTTGATGATGAAGGCGTTGGATATGAACCACCAGTTTTGGCTGAATTAATTATGAAACATATGCCGGATTGGCGTAAAGTTCTTAATGAACTACAAAGATATTCTGTAAGTGGTAAAATCGATGCTGGTATATTGGTACAATTATCCGATGTATCATTACAAAGCTTAATGACTTTTCTTAAAGAGAAAAACTTTAAACAAGTTCGTAAATGGGTTGCTGAAAATATGGATAGCGAACCAGCAGCTTTGTATCGTAAGATATATGATAATATGAATGATCATGTAGAATCTGCTTCTATACCTCAGCTTGTTCTGATACTTGCTGATTATCAATATAAGAATGCATTTGTTGCTGATCATGAACTCAACACTGTAGCATGTCTAACTGAAGTTATGGCAGGAGTAAAATTTAAGTGAATAATACAAAAGTCTTAGAAGCAACTGTAAAGGAATTACAAGGACAATTACAAGCTGCTTATTCTAGAATCTCAGTTCTTACAGACGAACTAAACAAATATAAAAGTAAGTATAGGAATGAAGTTGACGAACACTTTGATCAAAAGATGAAACAAAAGTCAATGACTGAACTAAACTTTGATGGTAATGAAACACGTGGAAGGTATGGAGAAGATGAATCCGTTTGACTATTTAAATGCTATTAATTCAACCAAAAAAGATATTATGGTTGATGATATATCTGAAAAAGATTACAATGCTTTTATGGTTAACCGTGGATTGTCTTATTTTGCTGATACTGTTCTGTACGCCAATGAAATGAATAGGTTACATCACCTAGATGGCCGCCTTCAATTTGATTTTTTTATAAATATAATTAGAAAGAAAAAAAGGTTTTCTAAATGGTTTAAATCAACCGAAGATGAAAATCTTAATGTTATAAAAGAATATTATGGGTATAGCAATGAAAAAGCTAAGTCTGTTTTATCATTATTAAATATTAACCAAATTGAAGATTTGAAACAAAGGATTTATAAAGGTGGAAGAACAAAAACAAATAAGTAATTGGCAGCCAGATATGATGCTGGAAATTACACTCAACGAACCTGATGACTTTCTCAAAGTAAGAGAAACACTAACTAGAATTGGTGTTGCTTCTAGAAGAGATAATAAGTTATTTCAGTCATGTCACATATTGCACAAACAAGGAAGATACTTTATTGTGCATTTCAAAGAACTATTTTTATTGGACGGTAAACCTAGTAATCTACTAGAAAATGACGTTCAAAGACGTAATACGATTGCAGTATTACTTGCTGATTGGGGATTGATATCTATTCTTATTCCAGAATCAGCCAAAGACGTAGCTCCGTTAAGGCAAATAAAGGTTATACCTTTTAAAGATAAGTCTGAATGGGAACTATGTCCAAAATATAATATCGGAAACAGTAATAAAGATTAAAAGACTGCGTTGCAGACTTTATGAATCCTACCTGATTTCATGAATTTGTGAAATTGTTTTAACTTTAGTTTTAAATATTTTTGCATATAATTATTTATATCACTTTGTAACACAACTGTAACATTACTAGGAATTAAAGTTATATAAATATAAATGAAGAATGCGGCATTGGGCCGGTTCTCAACAACCTTGCTATTTAATAGGAGGAAAATAAAATGGTAAGAAATACAATGAACGTACCACGTTCTTTATTCGTAGGCTTTGAGCCTTTATTAGATGAATTGGAAAGAATTCATTCTAATGGTCGTACTAACGATAACTATCCACCACACAATGTTGTGAAGATCGATGAAGAGAAATTCTTAATCGAGATGGCTTTGGCCGGCTTCAAACAGGAAGACATTTCAGTCGAGGTTAAGGATGGTATATTGAAAGTCAAAGGTGAAATGCCGTCTGATGAGCGTGAATTTGCGTATAAAGGTATATCGTCCCGCAAATTTGAGAAGTCCTTCCGACTCTCTGAATTTGTTGTAATAGACGGTGCTGATCTTAAGGATGGAATACTCGTAGTGTATGCTAGAGTTGAACTCCCGAAAGAGAAGCGTCCTAGGAAGATCGAAATAGGGTCTGCTGGGGCATCAACAAAGAAAGATTTTTTACGTGAGTAAAAGGTCTCAATTAGCGAAAACTCAGTAGATAGTTATAAACTTTTTACTGGAGATTAATGATGACAACAATAAAAGCCTATATGGCTAATCATCAAGACATCGCTAAGACCTTATACCGTACTTTGGAACCCATTTTAATAGCGACTGTTTGCTTAGGCACTGCACCGTTTTTAATTTGGATTGCATCCAATCAGTATGGCATAGGTTGACGCACATCGAGGGGAGATTACTCTCCCCTCAACTTTTTTAAAATAAATGAAAAAAAACCTTTACTTTTACTAAAAACTGTGTTATAATATTACTCTACATTATGGAAAATTGCCTATGAATTTTTACACTAACGTTACTCGATATGGAAATATGATTCTATATCGTGGATATGAAAACGGTAAAAAAGTAAGTCACAAAATCAAATACGCTCCTACTCTTTTTGTTTCAACACCAAAAGGTGATTGGACATCTTTGTCTGGAGATAAGTGTGCACCTATTAAATTTGATACTATGCGTGAAGCTAAGGAATGGGTTCAGCAAAATAAAGAAGTTGCTGGACGTAAGATCTTTGGTAATACACGTTATATATCTGCTTTTATCAATGAATACTTCCCAGGGACGATCAAATTTGATCGTAATCTAATTAATGTCACTACAATCGATATTGAGGTTGCTTCTGACGATGGATTTCCTGAACCACAGGAAGCTTCAAAAGAAATCACTGCTATTTGTCTTAAAAATAATATTGACAATACATATTATGTTTTTGGCGTTGGTGATTATGATGTCAGCAAAGCTCTTATGAAAACTAATCGAGTTGTTTACATTAAGTGCTTAAACGAAGCTATGCTGCTTCAAAAGTTTCTTGACCATTGGTCTACACCATCACATACGCCGGATGTAATTACCGGTTGGAATTCAAGGTTCTTTGATATTCCTTATCTTGTAAATCGTATCAATCGACTTATTCCTGGTGCTGAAAAGAAGTTATCACCATGGGGAATGGTCGATGAAAGAGCTATAAACTCAGTCCGTGGAAAACAACAAACATATGAAATTGGTGGTATTGAACACCTTGATTATCTAGAACTATTTAAAAAGTTTGGCTACTCTTATGGTCCACAAGAATCATATTCACTTAATCACATCTCCCATGTTGTACTTGGCGAAAAGAAACTTTCCTATGAAGAACATGGAGATTTGTTCAGTTTATACAAATTCGATTACCAAAAGTTTATTGACTATAATATCAAAGACGTTGAATTGGTTGATCGTATTGAAGACAAATCTGGTCTTATTACACTTGCTATGACTATAGGTTACAAAGGTGGTGTTAATTATGGTGATACTTTTGGTACTACTGCGATATGGGACACTATCATTTATCGTGATCTTTATGCAAATAAAGTTGCTATACCATTCGCAGAAGATAAGATCAAAACACCATATCCTGGTGGTTATGTGAAAGAACCTATTGTTGGATTACACAAAAACGTAGTTTCTTTTGATTTAAATTCACTATATCCTTCGTTAATTATGCAATACAATATGTCTCCAGAAACTATTGCTTCAGGAGAAACAACTCAATTGGACGTAGATTCCATATTACAAAATCCTAATATTGTAAATAACCAAGGGAAAGCAGTTGCGGCTAATGGCCAATACTTTAATATAAATAAGCTAGGTGTGCTTCCAAAGATTATTAACGATCTTTATAGTGAACGCGTTGATATAAAACAATCAATGTTGAAAGCACAGCAAGAGCTACAAAAAGCAGATAAAAATGACAAGCAAGATATATACAGAATCGAAAGAGATATTACCATTAATGAGAATAGGCAAATGGCTATTAAAATTCTCCTTAATTCTCTTTATGGTGCTTTGGGCAACAAGTACTTCAGATTCTTTGATCAACGAATTGCCGAAGGAATTACCCTTACCGGACAACTTACTATACGATGGGCTGAAAATGCGGTCAATCAATACCTTAATCGATTGCTCAACACTTCGACCGATTATGTTATCGCAATCGACACAGACAGCGTGTATGTTTGCCTAGATGATCTAGTACAAAAGTTTAAACCTACAAATGTAACTGATTTCTTGGATGCTGTTTGTAAAGATAAAATCGAACCAGTACTTGCAGAATCATATCAAAATATGTACAATATTCTTGGCGGTATTGAAAACAAAATGGTTATGGGTAGGGAAGTTATTGCTGATGTTGGCATATGGACTGCCAAGAAAAGATATATCCTTAATGTCCAAGATAACGAAGGTGTTCGTTATGCTGAACCAAAACTTAAAATTATGGGTATTGAAGCTATAAAATCTTCTACACCTATGCCATGTCGTGATGCTCTAAAAGCTATATTCAAAGAAATTGTTTCTGGATCTGAATCACAAGTACAAACATCTATTGATCAATTCAAAACATATTTCAAAACTTTACCACCAGATCAAATTGCGTTTCCACGTGGAATCAGCAAAATTACAGCTTTCAAAGATAATCAAACCATCTACAAAAAAGGTACACCAATCCATGCTCGTGGTGGATTGCTATATAATAAGATGCTTATTGATTTATCATTACAAAAGAAACATCAACAAAT